GGTCTTCGCCGTGTCGTTCGGGTGCTTGCCGTCGGCGTCGCTGCCGACGTTGGGATTATATGGCATCGTGCCGTTCACGACCGCGTTTCGAGCCGTAGTCCGATAGAGTGGTGACTCGTTGGTGGCGAGACGGATGCGGTCGAGCAGGTCGTTGTTGTCACCGCCGAATCCAGTCATCGATTCGTCGAACCCGTGTACCTGCTCGAATGCCGCGTCAGATACGGCGATTCTCGAGCGATCCTGCCCGAACGCCACTGCGTTCGCGTGTCGCGCGACGAAGTCGTTCCGTAGGCAGTCCATGAAGTCTACCTCGACGAGCTGGTCACACGGGACGTATGCCTTGAACGCGCCGTCCGCGACGCGGTACGCGACGTTCTTGGCGTGCGTCCACCGCATCTGCTCTGGCGGAGGATCGACCCTGACGTAAGCCACGCGTCCGTTCTTGACGAGGTCTCCGGCGATCTCCTCGACGATCTCAGGCACCTCATTCGGGTTCTTCGACCCGTAGTCGAGCACGACTACCTCAGCGTCGCCGCCGCTGGTCACTGACGCGATCATCTGCGGCAGCGTCTTGCGCAGTATCGACGCACGATCACGTACGACGGTGACGACACTGAACCTGGGAGGCACCGAAGTGCTCTGAGAGACGAACGAAGCTGTCTTCTTCTTTTCCATCTTTCACCTCTTGATGTGTAAGTCTAGTAGCCTCATAGACATACGCCATTAAGCTATTAGGAAGGCCTGTAGTAAGGCAGACGCGTGTCTAATATAGAAACACTATCCAGATAGAGATCATAGCCCATAGTGCTGATAGCGGCCGTGCAGACGGGTCGGTATAGACTTAGGGACGCGATTCTAAACCAGATCAGCTCGATCAGCTCACTGGCGGCACGTCGCCGAGCCAATACAACAGACGACCATCTGGCATGTCCAGCGTCGGATCAGTCAGCTCGGTGAGCTTGAACTTGATAGTCCCGAAGTTGCCCTCGGGTATCGTATTGCCGGCAGGCGCCAGGGCCACCCGACACTCGCGTACGGTCTGCTGCTGGTTTCCGCATCGACCCCAGAAGATCATCGCGGTACCTGTGGTCACACAGCCCTGAGTGTACGGAGACACGAGACGACGGACGCCCTGCGTGGTCGTGATCGCTCGCGGAACGTAGGTGATCGTCAGGTCTCCTGGGGTCACGAATGCACCGCCAGGCAGGAACTTAATGAACCCGCGCTCTGGGAGGACGAACTGGTAGTCGGTACCCTCAGTGAGCGACCCGACAGAGGTGACGCTCGATACACCGTAGACTGGTACTCCATCGGCATCCACGAGCTTGAGCAGGGACTCTGGCGTAGCGTAGTGCGTGGCCGTGATCGGTGTCGCCGTCTGACTGAATGTCGTCGGCGGGTTGGCGGAGAACGCGAGCGCCCACATGTCCATGCTCAGGTTCTTCGTCTCAAACTCATATGTCTCGTCGATCGCCGTCCGCACGACAGCTATGGGCCGTTTGGTTCCGCCGTCGCTGGTGTAGAGCGTGACGTCAGTGGTGGCGACCGCTGGAGCCGTCTCAGTCAGTTCTCCTAGGTCGATGATCGGCTGAGGCACGGCAGAGGACCCGGGCGTGAACACGATCGGGTCTCTCTGGTAGTAGACGCGGGTTCCTGAGACCCAGACGTCCTGGTTGTTCACGAAAGGCATCTTAGCTCCTCGTCTATATCTTGAGCGGTACGGTCGTCACGAGTCCCTGTATACCATACAAGGCGTCGCTGACTTCTAGGCTCGTGTCCTGCGTATTATCCACCATCAGCAGAAGAGGCAGGTGTGGATCGATAGGATCTCTCGTGTTGGTCGAGTTAGCGAGCGCGATGAACAACTTCACCGTGTCGCTGCGCATCTGGTCGAGCACGTCGTCGTCTGGACGGTCAGCTCCGACGCGCATCTTGGTCATGATCTCCAGCGTGAGTCTGAGCGGTATCTGTCTACGAAGCAGGCTGCACTCGTCAGCAATCACCGCGGCAGCTCGCGGGTACTGGTCAAACGGGAAGTTCGGCCAGTCGACAGCGCCACGCATGACGACCGCGTACCTGCCGGCACCTATCAGACGCATCTGACTCACGGCATACGTTATCACCTGACTGACGCGCCGGGCGCCGAACTCCAGGCTGCCCTTGTCGACGGTAGGATCACTCACCGCGCTACTCCTGTACCTGTGAGCCTGGCCTTCAAGAATGCCAGCAGCTCAGACGCCACCGTAGGTATGAACTGCTGCATCCCATTTCTCAGATACCAGTGAGCAGGTATCTTCGCTTGTCTGAGGAGGACGTAGAGTGGTCGCAACGCCGAGAAATTCTTCCTGTATGCTGCTAGTTGTGCCACGTCATACAGTCCTCCGATCGCATTGCCGCCTCCCTTGCGCCAAGGTATGAACTGCAGCTTGCCTGGATACTCTCGTGGTCCCGGCCAGCGTGCTACGCCAGCTGGCGTTAGTGCGGCATTGACAGGCATAGCTAGGGCCTTGGCATTGACGGGCAGTACGGTTCCTCCTCGCTCCTGTATCAGCGCATATCTGAGCGCCGGTCCGCGAAACACGCCGACACGCATGGCTGGTACGTTGCCAACCATGATGGCGTCACCTACTACCGACGCAGCGAGCAGTCCCGTGCGCCGATGAAGCGGGTCTCCGCTCAGGAACTGCTTGACGACGTATCCTGCAGCTCTCGATCCCAGCTTGTTGAATAGCTGGAACAGTCCCTGCGTCACGCCAGCGGGAAGGAACGCGTTCCTGAGCCTGGCGACCGCGGTCACCGACTTGCTCTCTAGCTGTACTGTGAGAGTAGGTTCAGCCATCAGAAACTTCTCGACTCCTGGTCAGCGACCTCCCTGAAGAGCGGATGCAGGTCAGGAGTGAGCATCGTCGTCGAGCCTTTCTCGAACGCCAGCGAACTCACGTCGATCGTATTCTGGCTCAGTCGCTTCATGACGAACGAGACCTGCGCGATGAGCGCTTGCTTGATGCGTGGCGGTGCAGTAGTCGGCGTATAGCCGCCGGTTATCGTGGCCTGAATGAATCCTAACCACCGTCCGTGTCTCAGTCGTTCCACGCGACCGGTGGCGGCCTTCAGGTAGTAGTCGTCCGCGTCTATGACCACAGCAGACGACTGTCCAGACCGGGGTGACCACTCGGTGAGGGACAACGACATCACCGGGAAGAGGTCCAGCCAGAAGTACAGGTCGTGGTCATCTACCCGCGTCGTCTGCGCGTACGCTTCACGATATACCCAGAGCCTCCTAGTCATCGACTCGAACATGTCGACCACTGAGTCGATGACGGACTGCGCCTTCACCCTGTCGTCATTGGGGTCGAGCTTGACGTACTGCTTTAGTTCGGCTGTCGTGATCATCGATCTGTCTATCCCAGCGCCTGTACCGACTGGACGTCGAATCGTTTGGTCCTATAAGACGATCCGTTGGAGAAGGTCACCTCGCATTCCCCTATCTGTATTCCTTCCGGAATCCCCTCGGTGTCGTCAGACGTCAGCGTCACAGTCAGCGTCGAGCCTGATACCACCATAGCCTTGCTGACGTACGGCGTCACTCCCACGTCTGAGGCCACGACGAGCAGTCCTCCTGTAGCCGTGGTGAGGTCCTCGGTATCACCGTTCGCGTCGACCGGCGACACCACGACGTCTCTCGAAGAACCGCGTACGACTTTGAGCGTAGGGCCCAGTTGTCCCATCTCACACCTTCAGTTCGTTCTCGTCACGTGCCCTGAACTGGATGACGATCGTCGCCGTCCTCAGTAGCTCCACGACGAGGACCTCAGCCTCGGAGTCGACCCGTGTCGGCGGCGACACCGCGGGCGGGTCGACTCCTATGCGGCCGAAGAAGCCTTCCTCGGCTAGGCCGTTGTCCACCTGCCTCGGCATCAGGTGCTCCCGGTCGGGAGGAACGCCTGCAGCAGCTGGTCCACTGGTGCCGCTGGCGGAGCGCTGTACAGCTGGCCGCCGATGATCGCCAGAGCGCTGATGTTGACCGTTCCACCGGTGACGGTGCGCACTGCCAGCCGAAACCACTTGTATCCTGCGCGGTCGCATGGGATGCTTCCCTGCAGGATGGACGTACCCGCGAGAACTGCGGCCGCGATCGTAGACGCCGCGGGAAACGCGAGGTCAGTCACCCCGTCGTTCTGCTTGAGCGGCGTCCACGTCACGCCGAGATCGTTGGAGCCTTCGACGCGGATGGTCAGGACGGTGATTCCCGTTCCGGAGATGTCGAGCAGGAATGTGAGCTCCCTGCCGTACTTCGCAGGATCGACGATAGCCGGCCCGTTGTACGTCCCTGCTGCCGCGATGGCCTGTGACGGGATGGCCTGCACAGGGATGCGCTCGTTGATGAACTGATGCTTCATTGTGATGCCTCTTACGGGTATCTATCTATCTAGGCACGGTCTTGAACCGTGACTGCTGTACGTGTAGGTACGTGTATGTGCGTGTAGGTTGTCGCTGCTCCTACCGCTCCTACCGCATCTTCACGTCGGGCGAGTGCACGACGCTCTGCTCGCGGCGGAAGCCGGTATCCATGTACATGCGCATCTTGACGTACGTCTCGTCGTTCGGGAAGCCGCGACCGAGGCCGTTGTCCTCGAGAATCTCGACACCTCCCCATCGACCGACGAGCACGTCGTTCCAGTTCGCACCGAACACGTCACCATACGTCTTGTCGGTAGACGTCGTGGGAACGGCGCCGATGCTCTGTCCCGCGGTGTTAGTGGTCGGTAGAACCGCCAGCGTGCCGTAGTCTCCGATGAGGTCTCGCAGCCTGGCGGCCGCCATCATTGGTCCGTCGACGAGGTACCCGAAGTTCGACGTCTGTCCGCTGAAGTACTGGATCTTGTCCTGCCGACGACGGCGGAAGTATCGCGGATGACTGATCCACGCCCAGCTGGGGTCGATCGGGATGTTGAGATCCTCGACGAGTCCCTGCATGTTCATCAGGTCGTCGTATCCGAGTTCGCCGCCAGACACGGTGTTGTTGAACGTAGTGCTGTGCGTCTCAGCGCTGTATCGCTGCGCCGGCGTGTCAGACGCGCCGAGCGCGACGATGCCGCGCGGCATGTTCTGCGTACCGGTACCGTACAGGATCGTGTAGTCGATCAGCGCGGCAGCAGCCTTGACCATGTCCTTGCGTGTGAGCGCCTCGAAACCGAACGAGCTGAATCGCTTCATCTCGTCCGTGATGCGGGTGAGTACGCCAAGCTTCTTCGGGCTCATCGAGATGTTGCCGACCTTCGACTGCGTCTCGACGTACCGGTCCTGCTCACCGATCCAGTAGGCGATCATACCGCCGACGAACTTCGGGATAGTCACCGGGATACCGGTGAGGCCGTCAAGGATTCCGACGCGTGTGGTTCCCGTTCCGTCGAGCGAGAGGAGGACAGACTGCGCGTAGATAGCCTGGATGACGTCGGGAATCACCTGGTCGGGAACGAAGAAGCCGCCCTGCGAGTCGACGCCGACGATAGCTCCAGGACCCTTGAGTACGGCCTCCCTGGCCTCCTTCATGACGCGTTCTTCGTACGAGGCGTCGCTCCAGTCCTTCTTGGCGACCGCAGTCATCGCCCGCATGAGGGAGAACTTCTCCTTCATGTTGTCGCCGAGACCAGGGACGTATATCCCTCCCTTGTGCGTGCGGATCAATTCCTTTATCTGCTGCTGGCTGGCACGAATCTGCTCCACCAGCTCCAGGGTCTTCTTGACGTCGAGACCCTTCATATTCTCGTTCGTCTCCATGAGTCGCTTGACGTCGTTGCCGAGCGACTCTAGTGACTTCTTCATCTCTGGCACCTCGGTGCCTAGAGTGTTCATCTTCTCCACGAGCTCCTTGGCGACCTGCTTCTGGGCAGCCTCGCGCTGGGCCTCAGTTAGTGCTGGCATTGTGTCGTCTCCATATCGCTGTCGACTGCCCAGGGCACCTTTCACCTGTTATGCCCTTCTATCTGTCGTGTCTATCGTATAGCCGTATAGCTCGTGTATTACGTCGCGGACATCTGGCGCGTGACCTCGTTCAATAGCGAGTCGGCCTCGTCGTCTTCTCCCCCTGCAGGATGATCGAATGACTGATCCTCACGCTTCGCCCTGATGTCGCGGACCTCGATCAGTATGTCGTCCTGCGTGTGCTGGATAGACGACAGACGCTCATCCATCCCCCGCTGCATTCTCTCGATCATCTCAGATACCTCGACGAGAGAGACCATAGCGTCTGAGTCCCTCACCGGCTCCATGATCGGCATGTCGGCGTCCTGGTGATCGGGGATGCGCACCTCAGGATACAAGTACTTCCACGTGCCGACGATCATCGCGTCCTCGCGCTTGAATCGGTCGGATCTGCCGGTCGACGACAGCTCGATGCGCTTCATCTCTCGCAGGGCCTGGACGTCTCCGGCTACTATCAGGCCGGCGGACTTAGCTGCCTGAAGGTCTCGTCCTGCTCCGGGATTCGCCGGTACGCTGCACGGCGACCACTCGATCAGCTTGTTCTGTAAGAAGAGCAGTCCCCAGTCGGCTATACCGAGCTCCTGCCGCTCTCGCTTGTCCTTCACCTCGATCACCTGACCGGGAAAGAACCCGACGCTGCCGGCCTTCAGAAATCCGGCGTTCGCGAGCCTGAATATCGAGTCAGCGTGTGCCGACGTGTCCTCGTCAGCAAACAATGAGAGTAGGCGCAGGGCGTCTCCCTCGTAGTTGTGTGTCTTGCGTGGGGTGACGTCCCAGTCCAGGACGCCGCCTATCGGAGGCGCAGACCAGTCGTGTGAGAAGAGCATGATGGGGTTGTCCTGATACTCCGTGAAGTCCCAGGACTGGTCTACTACGTCCCCGTGTCGGTCGCCGCGAGCATCTGACGCCCAGTACGGCAGCACTCTCTTCTCGTATCCGTCGCGCCACTCGATGCCGCGCGAGATCGCCAGCTTCTTGAGCTCATCGAGCTCTGGTACCGTCGAGCGCTCCAGGGCGCCGACGTTACTGCGCTTCGTCATCACGACGCGGCCGGCACACTCCAGTATCGTGGTCTGTCCCGGGTCCGCGTTGTATTGCAGCGGACTGCGCTCGCGGTACTGTGTATCGCAGGTCCTCATGAGGTCAACGATCTTTCCCTCGTCCTCGACCACGTGAGCTGACCTTATCTTGGTGATATCGAGCGGCATGTTCTACCTCTTTCTCTTTACTAGTTTCTCAAGGTCCTTCAGCAGTAGATCCCTCTTGCCGACTGCCTGCGCCAGGTCCGCCTGACGCTTGATGACGAACGTGCTTCCCACCGCAGCAGCCTGCTGCTCCGGACTGAACACGATGAACTTCTTTCGTGTACCGAGACTCTCCAGCAGCGTCTCGACGTCCGTCTTCGGCCTGCGCGACGAATCACTCATCCGGGCACCTGCACGCATCGACAGTTGATTACCTCGTCCGCAGGACCGTACGGGTCGTGAGGTCGCGTCAGCTGTCCTTCAGACTCCTTCTTGACTGCCGTGAGATAGTTGAAGCCGCGCTTCTGAGGCCCGAGCGTCCCGAAGATCCTGTGGTCCGTACGGACGTTCTCGTCGCCAGCTGTCACCCAGTCCAGGTCGTCTATTCCCTGCTGGTCGAACAGGGCGTCACGGGCATCATTCATGAATCCGGCGGACTCAGTGCGCGCCACGGTCAAGGCCTTAGACGAGCTAGCGGCGATGTCTAGCTCGTCTGCGACTCTCTGCCGCAGCTCCTGGACGGTCTCACCGGCCTGCATGCCCTCCAGCAGCGCCTGACGCATCGAGTCATACATGGTGTTAGGCGCCGTGTCGCTCAGTATCTGTATGCGCTGCTGCAGGGCGTCAGCGAAGACCGGATCGTCCAGCGCGATTGAATCTGGCGTCAGACCTAGCTCGTCTGCCGTCTCAGTCACCGCGTCCTGTAGCTCCTGCTCGTATATCGGATCGAACTCGACCTGTAGTTCTTCGCCGAGATCGTCGGCAGTAAGCAGGACCTCGTCCGGGTCTAGCTCGTTGCTCCTCAGCACGGTCGACAGACGTACGCCTCGCAGTCCCTTGTCGAAGCGCTTCAGCTGTCTGGCTCGTACGCCGCGCACGAACTTCTGCCACGCGACGACCATGCGGCGCTCTGTCGGCTGCTGCACGCGCGCAGTCAGAGAACGCCATCTGCTTAAGCCGGCACTTCGCCTGACGTCTCTCGTCCTCGGTAACCAGATGACGGGGGCAGACATCGACTCCGCGAGAGCCGGTGGAGCCAGTCGTGGCTCGTCATTAGGGCTGCGGCTGCCGTCCTGTCCACCTGTCGCGGGGTGCTGTGCGCCTGGAAGCTTGTTCACGTCTGACCCGGGAATACCGCCTGGAGGAGGCGGAGGCGGGTTCTTCGCGTTCTCGGCACTGACGCCGGAGATCGTGATCGTGTCAGATAGCGTCTGCAGTCCAGCCGCGATGAGCTGAACGTCGTCTCCGTCGTAGTCGGGTACCTCGAGTCCGACGAGCTCATACGCAGTCCGCGGGTCCATGTGCAGCTGCGCGCCCGTGAGGTCCATACACGTCTTGATCTTGTCGGCGAGACCTACCTTGAGCGCCTCCACCTTGCTGAGGTCGAAGCCGCCGAGCACTGAGTCGGGCTCGTCGTAGAACAGCGTCGCGTCATATACCGCCTCGAAGAGCATCATCATCGGGATGAGCTTCTTGTCCCAGAACGACCTGTCCTGGGCGAGATTCGTCGCGAAGGTGATGCGCTCGGTGATGGATAGCACGCTCGCGGGTATCCCCATGACGCCTAGTATCTCCTCACGCGTCCACTTCCTCTGGTTCAGGAAATCCATGTCCTTAGGCGCCAGACCTACGGCCTGATACGCCCAGTCGCCCATCACCCACATGGTGCGGTTGGCGTTCTCCGGTCCCTGATGTCTCTGTCTGATCTTCGCCTCGAACTCGTCCTTCTCGGCGACGCTCTTGAACGGTGCGCCTGGTCCCTTGTGCATCATGATGCCGCCTGGCGCCCCTCCGTTGGTCATCACGCTCGTGTTGTGCGTGACCGCGAGCATGTCCAGGTTGATTCCGGCAGCAGCGGCGCTCAGCGGACTCATGCCGCGTATCGGATAGTTCGGGTCCTGCCAGTGTATGTGTATCATCTCGTCTATGTTGAGACGTACGCCTGACGACACTCCGGAACCAGCTCCCTGGCCCATGCTCATCCACCAGCCGGTCAGTAGGTTGCCGACGAGTTGCTCGGTCACCAGGTCCGGTGACACGGGCCAGATCTCCGCGACGCTGCCGGAGTCCCACGCCACGGGCTTCCGATCGGCGTCGAGACACAGCAGGAAGCACTCGCCTCGCAGGAACATCCAGAGAAACGACACGTACATCATCTGCATGCCGGTCACGTGCACGGGATTGGGACGTATGAACACGTCAGACAGCGGATGGTCGAGATCCTCCTCTAGGCCGCGCATGCGATACCCCTGCTTGCGCAGGGCACTGCTCAGATGCCTCTGGATGGCTCGGCGCCTGTCTCGCCGTCCCGGCGCGCGGTGAGTACTCTTCAGGCGAACCTGTTGCGTCTCGTCCGTCTCTCGCCAGACGACGTACCTGACGGACGACGCGTTGAGAGCAGCGGCAGATGCCGCGGCATAGACCCACGGGTGATTCCTGAACGGATCAGCGGCACGACTCAGAGAAGGAAGCTTCAGCCGACCTAGCGACGAGATGTACCCGACGGTGGACTTAAGCTCGGCGTCGTCATGTGACTCCGGCGTCAGCATCTTGTCGGGTACCTCGCTGCCGTCAGGCAGCAGGAGCCGCTGAGAAGATAGTAAAGGTAGGGATTGTAGTTCAGTCTCGCTCATCTGCTGGTCAGTAGGGCCTCGGTCAACGACTTCACGTACTCTATGCGGTGTCCGCGGCGATCCTCGCGCGCGAATCGCTCCGCCTTCTCCTTCGAGCCGAACACGTCCTGCCATCCGCCGCCGCGTATGACGCTTCCGTATCCGCCCGGTCTCAGGGTGAACGGTGCTGCCAGCAGACCCATGTAGTCGGTCTCACCCTGATGCCCCGAGTCGAACCATGACGGCAGGACGAAGTCTGAGACGTCGACGCCGGCGATCTTGAAGACGTCCTCCTCGACCGCGTCTGCGATCTCATACGGCCAGACGTCGCCGGTGGAGTTGTCGATCTTCATCGTGTTGGTCATCGGATCGATCAGCATCTCTCCGAGCTCGTGTGTGAACGTGACCGACGTCTCCTCACCGTTCGAGAGCAGCGTCCTGACGAATATGCGGGAGAACGGCTGGCCGTTGGGGGTAAGATCGTGATATCCGAGCGCATCCTGCACGTCAGCGTCATCCATCAGCACCATAGACCACGCTGCAGCCGGCACGTCGTCGGCTGCGTACAGCTGGCACGAGACGCCCCACGTGGGACGCAGGTAGCTGTCTACATACTCCTGTGAGACAGCTATCAGCGTA